ACATGTGATCCCTTTCGGAGAGTGTAAGTGCAAGGCTCAATTTCTAACCTTCTATACACTCATGTCCACCATTCTGGCGGTATCGCATTATAAATTTGTGATCCTTAACTAGGAGGGTTACCCCACCTCCTGACGCAACGCGTCAATTGGCTACCTAGAAAGGAAATTTATGACACGTTAATGCACGTCCGAAAACGAGCAACTACGCCAAGGTCCAGAAATATTACTAAACCTACCACACGATCACGGTGTGGATTTTTGTAATTTGATCTCCTGATCAAATGTGCCCTACTTTATTAAGTAGGCGAGCACCACCTACAACTACGAGACGGGTGAGTTTGTCACGTAGATAATGGGAGGTCCGGTATAGAAACCGAGAGTGAAATCCTCCCCAGCAGCGACCCAACGCAGGATGTTTCCTGTCTTCGTCGGGGACGGCGTAAACTCATAGCCGTACTGGTGATAATTGTGGAGCGGGTCTGCTTCCACTTTATTACGTTTCGCTGGTGTAAATCGCCTATTCGCATAGTACGGTATCTCAAATTCCAAACATGGATTTTGAGTCATCTGAGTGGCATGCATTCCTGAGTGCCCCTGCGCAAGCGCTGGGGTTCGATCATAGAACGCTCGAACTCTATCGATCCCTATCGCAGTCGTGGGATCCGACATCAAAGCAGTGAATCGCGCGTGGTTTCCAGCCACACGCGTTCCAAATCTTGATGCATAGAGAAGGCCACCAGCATCCGCACCATTTCCCACCATTAGTTTATATCTTATGGCACCGCGCCAGCCTGCGTAGGCTGGGGTCAGATAATTCATGAGCGTAGTCGCACAGTAATTATAGGGAGTTCCACCCGACGGCTGGTCCGTCGTGTCTACTCCACCAGGAGAATATCCTCTGTAGTATGGGAAATTGGGTGTTGTCACCCGATAGTGTACAGGGTTCCCTTCCGAAACGTTGCCTCGCGTGGCATCTACGTTATGGAAGTTGTACCTTTTCAGCATCTGCCTGAAAGAGGGTACGGGATCCGCAAAGTACACCATCTGCGTGGCGTCACTCTGTGACAGGCCTGTTGCCATCGTTTCGTCAGTATTCATCGACATAGGGGCGGACTCCATTTGAGTGGAGTCTGCGTCGGCTGACATTTCCATGCCGGACTGGGGTTCAAACCCAGACTGAGGCTGGTAATACGAGACATTGGCCAGATTCAGGGCGTCTGGCACCGCAACTTCGAAATCATCTCCCATCGAGACGAAAACGTTGATAGCAATGTCATTATCTGCCACTGAATTTGGGACCGTAAGTTCATTCACAACATAAACTTTAATAATCCCATTACCGTAATTGTCACTAAATCCGGTAATGTCCGACTTTCCAAATCGCACGTTGTCCGTAAGCACTCGAGTTTCCAAGAATGCTTTAGGGACACCCCAACCTATGTCAACAGTGAAGTCTCGCTCGCTTGCGAGATCCAACACGTAAGTATAATTCGTGTTATATTCACTGGACAATGTGGTCGCGGGTTCGTATACGACTCTAAGTCGGCCCTTATGGAACTGAGAGGCGACAACCTGAAACCTAAACTTCATTGTTCCGCGCCAATACCTGAATGGCATGGCGGCAAAAGCGCACGCTGTTAGATGATGTTCGCGGGGAGTACCCACGGTATCAAACTTGACAGGGTTCACTTCGGAATTCCAAAGTTGGGTATCGGCTAAATCGCTGACGGCCCAGTCAAACGTGGTGAGATATGATTCTCTACACGCAATTGACTTGATGGTCATTTCATCAGTTCCGTCCAGACCAAATGTCCTAGTGTCACAGGTTAACTCCTGCTTCGCATCGACTGCTAATGATGTAGTCGAATCTGGGACGTTTGTATTGGCTAAATTGCCTAAATACGTTGGTCTGTAGGGGACGATTGGGTCCAATACAGCAGGACGGCTATATCCAAATATCTTAGCCACTCCTGCCACGGCATTTGCCGCTAGCTCGGTTGCCCGAGCATACGCACCGATAACCGGTGCCGTTGACAACGCACCTGCCCACCGCGCTAATGAAGCTGCGGGAGCAGATACGGGAGAATGGCCATACTCGTCGCCAGCCTGGGGTTCCAATCCAGACTGAGCAACGATGGCTCCAGGTTCAGCAACTGTCGGAATTGACAGGTGAACATCCTCCGCCCAAACAAATACGGAAATTGTAATATTATCCGCTGCGTCATTCGCATGTTTGAGATTGTTTATAGTGTGTATGATGCATTCACCCATCTCACGCCATTCCATCTCCGGTACTGACAAGTAGTTCTTGTACCAGAAATAGGGTAAAGCGAGAGTCCCACCTTGCGATTTGGTGGGATCCAGGTAAATGTGCGGCCGTTGTGAGGCCGCAATAATGTCCTCTGAGAAGAAAGATCTATCGACTGTGAACTGGTCATCGGTTTTCAAGGGTATATAAGAGCAAATAGCTCTCCCATAATGAAATCCGTTACCGTTCAACAGTATCTTTACTTTCAGTTTAGCGCGCAGCAAGTTGTAATTTGCAATGCGGTTTATCACGCGGGGGTTCTCGAAGAACTCTTTCCACGGATTGAACTTTTGAAACACACTCCCTCCTACTGCCCAATCATAGGTTTTCACCTTAATCGGGCGTGAGAAGAAGTTGCTCAAATCGCTATCGGAATTATCGCATACGTTGGCAGTGGCGTCCATCTCGGACGGCACCTCATACTGCCAATCACTCTCTTTGTCCTGAAACGAGAGGATTTGGTGCTTTTCATAAGAATTGTTTTCATTTATATTTACATTAAAATTTGAAGTAGGTTCTTATTACGTACTATCCGCTGACTAACCCCAGCCAGCGGGTACGGGAACTTGGTGTGATAGCTAACCACTCCCGTAAACACGGGTACTCTTTTAGTAGAGTGCTGATATGTGCAAAGCCTTTATGTACAACAGGTATTCCCCACCTGTAACATGCAATATGGTATCCATGTACACACAGCAGTTGTTTTGCTTAGCGTCCGTAACTGCAACGGACGTGAGGACCTCGTAGGCCTCTAGTTCAGGTATTTTTCCTTGAACTCGGCGATCATCTGATCGTAATCCCGATTCAAAGCAGGCACCCCGTGACCTATATCCTTGGCATCACAAGCTTCCTTCAAGTGATGTCTCCAATACTCATACAATTCTCTTCCATGAGCTGACATTTCGTACAGTGCCCCTGTGACACACGACATTGCCTGCTCCTCCTGAGAAACAACCTTACTGCGTAAATTGCAATGCAAACTTTTGGCGATCGACATAACGTCTAACGCACCCATATGATACCCCAACTCCGCGTTGTACACGGAGCGGCGCTTCAAAAAGTCTGCTTGCTCGTCCTTCATATATGATGTACCTGCCGACGTCTTGTCCGGCATGGTAAACACCATATCGTTTGCAGCCAAATAGCGTTGAACTGCGAAAAAGTCAAATTCCGGGAACTTGTCCGAAACTGAACTCTTCGCGTCATCGCCATATGTAATTAGTGAACACACCTCCTTGAACGGTGGCACAGCACGACCCTGGTAGAGGTCGTAATATGCGCATCGAAACAAGAGAGAGTTTACAATAGAATTGATGTACACTGTCAGATTTTGCCCCGAAGGGTTAGACCCGATGTGTTGAATCAAATCACCATTGTAACAAGTCACGGCATAACATATGTCGGTAGCAATTCCTTCCATCATCGAGATGTCATCCTCTGAGTAATCACACTTGCGTGCGACTTCAATGAGAATGCGGAATGCTGCGAACATTAGCTGTGCAGGCATCCGAAGATCATATTTAGAATAGTCTCCGGCTAGAATCCTGTCACTTCCGTATTTGGTAACGTGCTGGTGCAACTGCTCCCACTCTTGCGAGAAGGGATTAATTCCAACAGCACACTCCGAATCGAAAGGAAAAAGACTCAGTAGCCTGCAAAAGGGCAGAAAGTACTGACGAGTCAGTAGCTGTCCCACAGCAGAAGAAGCCTGGAAAACCCGAACTTTTGTCTTCGACTGGTCGGTAGGTTCATCCTTGAGACACGCTTTGAAGAAAAAGTGTCCGCGAACGCCAGAGGCGTAGCAGACCTTGATCTTCTCCACGTGATCCCAGAACGGACCCGTCAACTCAGCTGGACACTCGAATTCGGCGCCGTCTTCAGGTTCCAAATAGTGAAGGTAATCACTCTTCGGACCTGTCAACGGAACACCGATACCCGAGGCTGGGTTCATCTTATCAAGGAATCGTTTACCATCGACACCGCAAACAGTTTGCATACGTGTCAAAGGTTTTATAGACTTCAACTTGATGGGAGATTTTTCCAAGGCTCCCAAGAATTGCTCCAAGAAATCAGTCACAGCCAAATCCAAAATGGAGGGTTCTACGCCCACAGATGGATTGGCGGAATGTTGGAGAGATTCCTGCCAAGGTTTCCAATCCGGTTTGAATTTGGGAGGCCCCCAGATGTTTTTAATATCCAGACGCTTCTCAATTTCATCCGAAAGGAGAGCCTTCACACAATTTGACTTGTATGAGACTCCCCCCAAGGTACAACCGTACACCCGAATATTCGAATGCGGCATGAACCTTAATGGAGATTTTGGTGCATGATCCTTATCCATAACCATTGTCTTATCGTACAAGGTTTCTGGAATTTCTCCATCGCTCTTAGCGAGGAGAACGGAGGCAGGCTTGCGCAAGGCAGCCATACCTTCTCGGATCATTGGTGCAGTTAAAAGGCCTGCACAACCTACCGGGGTACCCGTCTTCCCTCCCAAATGCACGCCGCAAATGGTAGGAGTACGCGTCTGACTGATGAAAGTCCCAATACAGAGACCGACAAAAGTGTTGACGCTAAGGTTGTAGGAGAAACCGGAAAATTCCTCCACCCCGTTGTTAACGATCCCCGGGACCATCAACGCACCTGCTTCCACGCACGAACCTTCCTTATTTTTCCAGACCATTTTAGTGGGCACGGAACTTTCAGGAAGTTCATGGGACATGAAAGGTGTCAGGTCCTTCCAGCTTCCTCCGCTGGGGACCCAAACTAGTGTCAAGTCGGTCGCCTCACCGTTATACGTGAGGTCCACACTATGACACCGAGCAATAATGGCTTTGAAATTACCACCGATTGCTCCGGGATCGTGACGCACAAATTCGGCGTTCAACGTAGTGAAATCCTGCCACATGTGGCGAGGAATAATACATACATTAGAACACACGAAAAGTGCATCACAACAGCGAACTGCATCACCGTCTTGGTACCGGAAATACACGAGATTGTGCTTCACGAGATCCTTGACTTGGTCATGAGTCGCTGTCTTGCAGTCAGACATCACAGGTCTGGGAGTACGATAAATCTTTGCCCAAGCATTGACTTCGTCATCCCTTTCCTGGATTTCTACTGCGGTGGTGGGTTGTAAGTTTCCCTGTGGTGCGCGCACACCGTGGAAGGCTTTGTAGGCCTTACACAATGCGTAAGCGGCAGCGATGCCAGCGCACGTCTTCAAGAGAGTCTGCATATGCT